CCAAAAGCCAGCGCAGAGTACGTAAAGACGGGCCACACAAGGACTTCAATAAGGCTCTCATCTTTAGTCTCCACTAGGTAGGCAAACCATATAAGTAGTGCTATAGCTAACTCACGCTTATAGCTTTTCTTATTTGTTGCTGTTAATTCTGTCTTCGACTGCATCTCGGATAGCCTTAATGTTCTCATCAATTCTGGCTAATGAGACTGCTTGATTTTGTACCAAACCCTCAAGAGTTTCAATTCTTGCCTCATGCCTAACAATCTCAGTCTCATTATTATCTACATCATTACGTAGGGTAGCTACAAACCATATGAGAGCAATCGTCTGAGCAGCTATGGCTAGAATGAAAGTGATAGGTACGCTCTTGTTTAGGTGCCACTCGTTAGCCATCACGGGTAAACCTTTCTAGAAAGCTGAAAGTGAGGCCCATCTGGAAAGCTCTTCCAATCACCACCCCACTCAAGGTCTATATCAAGTTCCTCAGCAGCTTGCTTCATAGCATCCGCAATAGGGTAGAAGTACTCCCAGTCCCAGCTAACAGGGTAAGGTACAAGGTCCACAGCATGTCCTGTAAGGTGCCTAGAGTTCATTGTAGTGGACTTACCTGTAGCTACCAACTTCCTCTGGCGGTCAATGTTACGGACACCCTCAATAACACTAAAGTCTTGCTCAGTGATCTGAATAGCCCGTTTAACTACAGCAATCAAGTCAGGGTGTACCCCCGAAAGATTCTGCATACTGCGTTGTGATAGTGAATAACTCATTTGATAGATTCCTTAAAGTATTGTTCGATTCTGTTTTCCCACCACTCAAGTCCCTCTTTATCAGGTTCCCTATCTAGGTGCTTCCAATAGAGGTTACGCCAATAACCAAGATCAACTAATTCAGGTTTACTCTCAATAGTGTGGTAGCCATCACTTGTGGAGAAATGGTACTTGAAGGTCAGAGACTTTAGGATGTCTGTAGGTTTTACTACATATACCTTAGAGGTACCTACAAGCACCCCATCAGAATACCACTCATAAGTCTCTGACCCCCGTTTAAGTTTACTAAAAGGAACAGCCCCATTAGTTCTTCCAATTAAGGAGTTCCCCGGTACGAGGTCTCCCATGATACTTACTGGTCCAAACATTTGAGACTCCTTTAGCCGCACAGCCCGTTAGGGCGTTAAGGTTTATCCGCATAGGTAGATACAAGCTACCATCTTTACTTCTGTTGAGCTTGAGAAGGTTACATCTTCTCGTGCCTTAGCTACAGTATAACTACGAACAATATCATCAGATTGCTTCATACCTTTACCGGGTGTAGAAGAAGTAACGATAAGGTCACCTTTAGATATATTACCGCTCTCACCAATTACGTTGATAGCACCTTCCCCTACAGCGTTTACCCTAATTAGGTTGTAGTCTTCGTGATAGATGGTTGGGTCTGCTGTAAGCACTGGTTCAGCTTCAGGGTCTAAGGCTATAGCCGCTATTGTCGCGTCCTTATCAACGAAAGCTGGTGGGGTAATCCAACCTGTCAACATATTCTGACACACACCGATAGCAGCTTTTTCGTTAGGTACTGAAGAGAGAGTTACTTCAGAATGACCATCCGTAATAGTTTTAGCTAAAATACGGACATCTACCAAAATGTCGCCAACTTCTGGAGTAACAGTTTTGTTTATCATAGAGATGTGAGCGCCCGTGAAAGGATCATACGTCCCCGCAGAGGCAAAGTAACCATTAGGGCTACCTGAAGCAGCGTTAAAGGCATACCCATCCCCGCCACCGGATACACCACTCAAGGCGATCTCTGCAATACCACCACTAGCTGTTCTTGCGTAGATTGCTTTAGTGCCAGAACCTCCACTATTCTCTACCCAAAGTGTTCTATCCCTAGAACCAATAGTACCAGCGTTTGCAAAAAAGTACGCGGCTACACCACCAGAGTTTGAAGCATAGAGACTCTGGGTTGCTCCGTTATTCGCATAAACCGACAAGGTTCTTTGAGTCCCCCCACCCGTTGTCATAGTGACTCCAGTGGAACCGTTATAAGTAGTGATCGTAGAGTTTCCTGTCAGATCACCACGAACGGTTACATCATTGAACTCAGCATCACCTGTATCAGCATCAATCCTCCAACCAGCAGAACCCGAGACGTAGTTTGAACTTTCGATGTCTGTAGTGATTTGGACAGCACCATCAGGGGTGGTGAAAGTAATATCCGTGGTGGTTGTATCACCGGGAGCAACTACAGCAGTGTACTCACTTGACCACTCTTGTTTATCCCATGCAGTTTTAGTTGTCTGCAAAGGTAATTGGGTTTTAAGCCAACCAGAAGTAAGCCCTGTGAAAGCACCTGTAGAAGCATTGAAGCTAGTCGCACTTGGGGTAGATGGTGGGGTATCTTGTAGTGTCTGGTAGTAAACCTTACCTGTGTAGATACTGTCCCCATCGGCACCATCTGTCACGGCGGCAGAAGTTGTAGCACTAGCATTGGCAGAGTAGGCACTCTCATTGCCAGAGAAATCTACAGCCTTGATACGATAATAGTAAGTCGTACTATCGGTGAGGCTAACGTCAGACCAACCTGTACCTGCTGTAGTATCTACCAAGGTTGTTGGATTACTTGATGTTCCGCGATAGATGTTGTAAAGGAAGATGTCGTTAGCCGCTGAACTGTCCGTGTTTGTAGTTACAGCATTCCACCCCAACTTAATAGTTCCATAACCAGCAGTAGCTGTAAGACCTGTGGGCGCATTGGGAATTGTACCGTCCTTGACGGAAGTCGTAAACGTAACAGACCGCCACTCTGATTTCTGGTCAAAGGTGTTAAAGGCCCGCACTCGGATGTTGTAGATGATACCATCCAGAACAGGCTTAATAACGTATTGAGTGGTTGGCTCCCTGACTGTAATACCAGCGAACTTTACAGTGTTCCGCTCGGGTGAAGCCAACAGTTGCGCTCTAAAGGCTTCCTCATCAAGGCCAGAACCACCACCAGTATTGTAGAAGTCAAAACCATCTTGGTCAGGTTGACGGAAGAGGATTTCAATGTAGCCTTTGTAGATGAACTGTTCTCGTGTAGTTACTGCACTTGCTTCAGCTACAATACCACCGTATGCAGAGTAGTCAATGGAATCGTTGACAGTCCACTCAAGTTCATATCTATTAGCACTAGGAGAAGAATCCCAATCAACCAAGATACCATTTACGAAAGTACCATCAGAAGCAACAACCCCATAAGCAGAAGCTGTAAGGTTACTAACTGGCTCTGGTGTACCACTAAGGTCAGTGTCATTACTGATAATGTCTTCTTCTTCAGCATCCCAATCAAAAGCAGCCTCTGAAGTTTCCCTCAGAGTTAGTGTGATACGAAGGTCTCCAGCCTCTTGGTCACTACCAAACTGCCAACCAACAACCTCAAACTCTTTATCGGTCCAACCGTAGCGGTCAATAGTAAGAGCAACAATCTCACCAACTTCTACATCAAACGCATTCAAGCCAAACTCAGCACTGAAGGTCATCTGCTCACGACCACGGAAGAGGGTCATCTTAGCAAGACGTTGTGCTGTAGCTGCACTTGTGGTAAAGGGTAGGTCTAGGTTAAGGGATTGCTCTACATCATTATCCTGTGCTAGGAATGTTGCAGATTCAATAGGCGGATAATCAGCAGCGATGTACCTTTGGCTGGCATCAGTAAAGATACCTTGGACCCTGTTGAATTGGTCACGAAGGTTTACACGAGTTTGTAGATTTATGTCAGAGCGAAGATCATCAAGAGTGAATGTCTTAGTGGGGGCATTATACTCACCAACTTGCAACTTCCACTTACCACCACCCCAGAAGAGAGTACCAGCACATGCTGTAGTCAGTTCCTGTAGAACATCACCATAGGGTTGGTCTGCCCTAACTACACCATTGATAGTATATCTTTTTTCTGTAGAGGCATCTGCTAAGGTTACATTCTCATCACAAGTGTTAGCAGCAGCAGAGAATATGGTGTCATCTACTTCAGGGTCATTAAGACCATAAGAACTTGTCAGGTAGTCACGGACACACAAAGCAGCATTGTTAGAGTAGGCTGTTGTGGATGTAATTGGGTTAAAGACCTTCTTACCCCTGATCTTAGCTGTAATCGTAGGAATACCGTTTCTAAACACATCAGAAGCGTAGCTAAATTGAACAAACAGATACGCGATGCCATTACCTACAAAAGAGGCTTTAGTTGGTTGATCTACACCACCAAAGTTTTTAGTCCCAGCATCGTCCCCTTTAAAAAACCTAGTGTCAAGAGATTCTACTGAGGAGTTAGCAAAAGTATCAGTAATAGATGTCTGGTCACCCAAGTGGTAGAAAATGCGGATTTCGTGCTTGCGGCTGTCGTCATCCTCAGACCACTTCCTTGGGCTTGTGACCCAACCAGCACCAGAACGCTTGTCAGTAGAGTAGCTATCATCAGAAAGGACAGCCACTTCATCATTGATATAGATTGCCTCTACACTTTCGATCTCATGTGCAGCAAGAGCAATAACCTGATAAAGGACACTACCCCCACGAGTAGTCTCAAGGTAAGTGATAGGTCCACCCTTACGAACCTCACCATAGACAATCTCTTGAGGTGCAGCAGCATCACGAGAGTTGACCAGAAGGCTCTGCTTAGGTGTGGGTGGTGCGGGAGTAAGGGCGCTGATGATGGCGCTGGTTGCTACCGATATGGCGAGAGAGGCTACCGTTGTAGCAACGGCGATAGCGGTTTGGGTGGCTGTGATGCCCGTAGCCGCGAGGATTTGAAAAGCAACTGCCTCAGCCCTAGGAGCATTACTCCAAGAGTTAGGATTCCTCAGTACGTTGAATGGTTCTTGACGCTTCATCCTGCTATCCAAGCCTTATCTATTGTTTCAATCGGGTGGTAGACAATTCCATCTTTAGCTACAAATGCAGCCTTAGTGCCTACAGAGATGCCCAGAGCATTGCCTATAGCCCATCTACGAGCCTTACGAGTGGCAACTAGAGCACCTCTAGGGGGTAGGTAGTCAATACGTGTAAGACGCTCATCTACGGCTTCTGTGAAGGTTCTGTAGCCATACTCTTCTTGGAGTTCTTTCCTAGTAAGTGGCCTAACACCATCCATATACCTGCCAATCCAATCGTCTGCCCATCCATACCCATACATTTCTCTCCAAGCACTATTAGTGAATATCAAACAATCCTGTTGTCCCCACTTAAATGGAATATCCTTGACAGACTTCAGGTATGAGGGTAGTTTACTTAGGTTGGAATCTAACACCTTTGTCTTGGATTTGAGCAACGAAGTCGAAGAATGTATCATTAGGGTACCGGGTTTTATGGCTTACAGAAGTGTATCTACGGTTGGAGGCTCTCTCTAGCTCTACGAGTTTACTATCTACAGTAACGCTGATAGTGCCACTCTCAGGGCCATCCTCAATAACCATTTGGTTAAGGCTACCAGAGAATACTTCTACAAAGTCAGAGACACCTCGTACACCCCACAGAACTCGTACCTTACGCCTTTGGTAGGGTTCACCTAAAGCTAGAGCTACAACACTAGGGGGCATACCACTAAGAGTAAGAGTGATGTTTTTAGCGGATAGGTCAGCTACTTCTTCAAGACCACTGATACCTACAAGATTACCACCACCAGTGTAAGTATTACCATCAATAGTTCTATCACCTACACCTGTCCAGATACGTAAAGGACCACTGTCAAGATCAATCTCAACAGCGTAGAAAGGTTCCACTTCGGGTTGGGATAATGCAGTAAGAATATCCGTTGGAACTGTTCTAGACATTATAGACTCCTTTTATAGACATTCTTCTGATAACTTTCTACAGAAACCATTATAAATCTTCCATTGCTTCAAATTGAATTGAGTAAGCAGAACTACTACCGATACCCCACTGAGTAGAGTTAGAGGCTAGTCGGAAACGACCCCTTGGGTTAGTTAATCTAGCACTATCACCACTAAGAGAAGTTCCGGCCCTTAAAGAAGGCCATATCTCTAAATCAGTTCCAGCAGAAAAGTCCGCTATTGAGTAATCTACGAGAACTTTATACAGATAAGCTGCTTCGGGTGGACCTAGCTGAAAATAGTCACCAGCCTTAAGTGTCCCATTTATCCCAGTGACAGAAAGAGAACGCTCTCCAACCGCACCTTGGACACTAAGGGTGGTAGCTGTACCTTGAGGGGTAGCCCTGTTAGGATCACCCAAGAGGAATGTTCCATACTGACCACGTAGGGATAACAGGAAGGCTACCCAAGGCTCTGCAAGTTCTTTACGTACTGTAGGGATAGTAACACTAGCAGACCACATCTCACCACTATAGGCGTGTACCTGAGTGGCAAAGGTAAATGGTGACTTGGATACAGCTACAGCATTAGTGGCACTGAGTTGGATGTCAGCAATACCGATAACATCTGTGGGGGTACTGACTGGGTATGAGATTGCCATACTTAGAAACTCCTTCCGTAGGTACCACCCCTACGCTTTGCGTCTACTACTGCTGCTTTAGTTGCTTCAGTAATTCTTGGGATTTCCCCACGTACAATACGCTTCACCGAATCATCCCCATTAGCAGAGATATTGAAGTTGTTGTTGACTACCACAGGCTGACTGGAGCCTTCCATCTGGACACCTAGCTTACCATTCTTACCTCGTTTAAGGGGCATAATAGCTTCAGGTCCAGCTTCTCCCATAACACCAAGACCACCAGAGTGACTAAACATAGTGGGGCTACCAACAACACCACCATTAGCATAGGCAGTAAACTTACCACCTCTTTCAAAGGCACCACCGTTAGCCAAGCCAAGTAGGTTCATAATTGCATTAGCACCAGCTTTAGCTACCTTTTCTTGGTAGATAGCCAAGATAATGTTACGGAGCATAGACTTGAAAGCATCCTCAACAGATTTACTACCATCAACCATAGACATGAAAGCGTTTTCAATGTGACCTTCAATGGTATTCATCAGTTGCTCACGCTGTTGTTCTGCTTCGATCAACTTACGAGTTTCAGCTTCAGTCTTAATAATCTCTTCAATGCGCTGTGTGTAGGCATCTGAAAGACCCTCTTCATAACCGTTAAGCTGATTAACTAACTGTTCTCTACGGGTCTCAATAGCAACTTGCTCATCAGACAGGCCAACGAGAGTACTCTTGAACTCAGCCTCACGCTCTAATTTTTGTAGGTATTCTTCTGCTTGTTGTATTGGGGATTGCTTTGAGCTTCCTTTAGCGGCTTTTCCCCGGGCAGATTCTTGATCCCTAAGGATGCTACTAACAGTTGTTACACGCCCTTGGTCGTCCATTTGGAAGGCTGGCCTTGAGCTTGTGGTCCCACGACCTGCATACTGGATGTTTGCTGCATTGGCTACATCAAGGGTTCTCGCCGCAAGTGCTGCTGCTGCATTATTTGCTGCATCTGCCATATTAGCTGCAAGGGATGCTGATTGATTGACAAGGTGAGACAAGTCGGCCATTTTAAGGATTGTAGAAAATCTCTCCGCTTCGTCGGCTACGTCCTTTTGTTGTTGCGTTAAGTCTTGACTAACAGAAAGTAATTCTAGGAGCCTCTCTATTTGATCTTGCTCTAGCCCCTCCTGCTCAAGTTTAGTTTGCAGGTTCTCTAACTCTTGTTGGTTCTGGAGCCTTTGAACAGCTAAAGATTCTTCCCCAAACTGTAGGGACATTTGCTTTATAGCAACTTCTTGGAGCAGTTGGACCTCTTGTTGTTGAAACCTCTTCAGTCGCTCATCTGCGATCTTTTTCTCTAGGTCTGCAATTCTTTGAAGTGCTCTCGCCTCTAATTCCCTGAGTTCTTCTAACCGCGCTGCGTCATCCAACCCCAAAGCAGCCGCGCCGGGAATGGCACCTAAGAGACTTCTTCCGATAGTTTCTGCTGATAAACTCTCATAGACTGCCCTGATACTCTCTAGTTCACCTCTAACACGGGAGAGTTCATCAGTTGCGAAGAGTTGATCTAAGGTCATCCCCTTAGAGAAAGCCTCTTTCGTCTTGACTAATTTTTTCAACTCTTTATCAATTCGAGTGATCTCATCGGCAAGATCACTGCCAGTCTCTCGTGTACGCATCCAAGCAGCGCCAAGGGCAGTGAGCAATGGTATCGCAATACCGAGTGCAGTGCCGATAGCGATCATCTTACCGCCAAATAGGGTGAGTGTACCCGCTATCTGAGTGGCTTGTTGACCAAAGGCTACCATCCAGTTAGTGCCAGACTGTACCTGAACCAAAAAGTCACCAATCTGATAACCAGACTGCTGAACCATAGTGCTCATCTGCCCAATACCACGAGTGGACCTCTGAGAAGCATTGTTTAAATTATTTTGAGCGGCAGTAGCCCTATTGAGGTTATCTACCATTTGGTCTACAGCTACATCAGAAGCCCTCATAGCTTTAGTGTACTGGAATACAGCATCACGAGCTTCTTTGTAAGAGAACCCTGCCTTAGTAAGTACAGATACTAACTGCGTCTGACCCTTGAAGTAGGCTTGGCTAGAAAGGCGTCCCTTATCCATTTCGGTAGCAAGGCGCTTGGCACTATTCTGTACCTTTACCAAAGCCCGTTCAGCTTTTATGACATCTTGAGTACCTTGTACCTTAACGTCTAAGAGAATATCAGCCATGTTCTACTTTCTGTTACTTGATAGATATAGGGAGTCTAGTCTCTTGATGATTCCCACATCATATGGGTTGAGAGTATTCCCGGTTAGTTCTTTCCAAGACTGCATGTCAGGATAACTAATAGGGTTAGGGCCGGAGAAGCCTTGAGACCTTGCTTGGGATAGCTGTAAGAAAAAAGACCAGACGTGAGACAAAAGGGTTGGGAACTCATGGGGGTTCTCTAGTCCTTCTGGCGCATGTCCGGTCATCTTCCTTACTTGTTCTAAATGTTCTCTCTGAGTGATACCTTTGTCGTCTGCTTGTAAGAGGGAGAACTCATGCTCTGCCCAATCACATAGCGTATCACTCAGGCTTGAGTAAAAGCCTCAAAGGAGTTAAGTTCTCCTTGTAGTTGGTCTACAATCCAGAAGCCAGCATCACCGGAGTAAATCTCTCGTGCTTTCTTCTTATTGAGCTTGGGCTTCTCACCACCGTAAGTAATGTCCCACTCTTTAGTAATGCCTACCAGAAGGTCCAAGGAAGAACTCTCGTAGTCTTCAATGGTAAAGTCTTTCTTCTGATCCTTGATGCGCTTGTTAGCCTGTTCATAAACTACAGCCTTATACTCCTTAGTGTGTGGAGCATACAGGGTAATAGTCATTGGGGTCTTGTCATCATTCTCTAGGACATTATCTGTGCCGGGGTACTTAAGAGTGACAGTAATTACGTTGGATTTAGGTACAATAGTTGAAAGGTCCATGTCGGGTATTCCTTAAATGTTTTGATCGGGTTTTGATTGATAGTCAGTGGGAGACCTGACCCGACACAAGCCCCCCACCTAGCCCACTAGGGGATTACGCAGGTCGTGTGATCTGGAGGTTAGTCTCAGCAGTAGCATCATACAGTGCAACAAACGGCAGAGTAATGATACGGCTACCAGTCCCATCCACAGGTACATCAGCACCGTTAATCTTGATCTTGGGGAATGTGAATGTGTAAGCGTTAGCACCTGTAGGATCATCTACGGAAACATTCAATGCAGTCTCAGTCTCATTGATAAAGCGGTTAATCAGTGCAGCATCTTCAAAGTAAGCTGTAAAGGTGCCTTCTACTGTAGCCATACCAGTCTCAAGGAACGGTGTAGCATCATCACCAACTACAAAAGTAGGTGCCATAGCGTTATCAATGGAGAAATCAATAGAGGTAACAATAGCAGATGCAGAAGCACCACCAACGTCACCAATGTTCACATCACCAGAGTAAGCATCGAAAGGTTGTGCGATAGTGGCATCATCTACAGTCTTACCTGTACCACTGATAGTCATATCCTTACCAATCATGGAGAAGGTTGTAGCTACCATCTGGTTAGGGGCAATGCTGACAGACATGCTAGAGACGGACATACCAGTGAATACACGATACTGAGCAATGTCATTAGCAGCATCTTCAATGGAGAAGTACTTAGGGGTAGTGCCAACCTTAAGGACTGTGGTAGCCCAAGTGTTCTGAAGTGCAGACTCTAGGAACGGATCAAAGTTACCATCACGGAGGTCAACTACAATGTCACCACCTGTCTGACGGTTACCATGACGGTCAACCCGAAGCATACGATCTGGTTGGATTTCATTACCTGTCACACGATCTTTAGTGAGGTTCAGGCTGTGTGTGTTATACGGGATAGCAGTAAAGTTACCCGATGGTGTTGTACCGAATGTGGATTCTACGATATACGAGAGACCACTGCGACTTCCTTGACTAAAGGCCATAGAAATTCTCCTTGGAGTTTAAGAGTATATATACCAGCCAATACGTACTGGAATGTGATAGTGAGAGCCTTCTTGAGTGCCGAGGTCTCGTTCAGCATAACGGATATGAAGGGTTGTTCCGTCATTAGTAATGTCTGTAGTAGCCTCAAAGGCATCAATGATTAGGTCTGCTAGGTCATCCCCTGCTGCTGGTCCTTGCCCTTCAGGTACACAACAAGTTACTAGGAAATAACCTTGGTAGTACATCTGAGGGTTAAGACCTCTATGAGCAGGTTCCCTAGTTGTAGGTATCATCCTAACTGTCAAATAACTGCTGTTAGTGGTAGGACTGAAGGCTACATTCTCCCAAGCTATGCTAGAGGGGATACCTGAGACAGCAGCAAGGTTAACCTCAAAGGTGGCTCTGATTTGTTCGTATACACTTGCCATTATCGGTTCCTATCCTTAGCCGCCCCAAAGACTTGGTATTTCTCTTCTACCTTTGAAGCGTGAGGTGCCCTGTTCCTGAAGGAGATGCTTTTGTTCTCTAGTATCTCTATTCGCTCAATATCAGAGGCCATATTAGAAAGAGCTTTACCACGGAAGGTGGCTACATCCTGATTGCGAGGTCTTCCATGTGAGTCTTTACGTCTACCACCACCAGAGGAAGAAGGAACTACAGAGAAACTCTCAGCATAGGCCCCAGTATCTACAGGAGTTCTTACGGTTAAGTCCTCTGCAATGTCTACCAACTTATCTTTAAGTTTATCTTCAGCTTGCATCAAGGCTTTGTCAATCTTAGCAGAAATAGACTTCTGATTAACTCTAACCTTCATCACTCTCTCGCTTGACAGATGTAGCAGACTAAGGTACTACCATTATAGATGCTCTGCACTCGTTTGATGACTACAGTATCACCTACTCCAAGTATCTGGTCGTTGTTGTCGGGTTCTGGAACAGCATTACCTGAAGTATCTTTTGCAGCTATGAGGACTTTACGATCACCCAGAAGGATACTATCGTTGTTAATCTCAGTTACATCATAATCAGCAAAGTAAGCCTTGATGGTGTAGTCAGTATCAGTAACGGACCCAAGAGACCCAGCAGTAGGGTCATAAGTCCCAGAGGATTTCTTACGTAGTGTGGCTGTTTGGCCCCTACGGTTCACTAGGGTTTGGACGTTACTTGAAAGGTTCATCAGTCGTTATCCAGATAGTCAGAGGAGTAGATTT